CTAGGAAGTTATATAACAGGTAGCCAAACTATCTCAACTATAACTCAATCATATGTAACAATTAATTCAGTTAGTTACACTAGGATAGTTATGAGTGCTGTTGCTAATTCTACAAGTAGTAGCGGTGCCGGCCAAAATCAAACTATTACAGTAACCGCAGCAGGTTCAGCTGCAACATATGTAAGCACTAACTATTTGTTCTTTACATCAGCTTCTTGGTTAGCAGCAAATGCAACAGTAGGAACTAAATTAGCAGTTTCTTATACACAATTTCCAGCTGGTACATCGGTAGCAGCTGTAGCATCTAGGACATTTAATACTGCTGTTAGTACTATTACTAATGCAATAAGTTCCGGTGGAGGTAGTACTGTAACTTATACGCTAACTGGATCAAATATATATCCTGTAGGATCAAACGTTACAGTTAGTGGTATTACAGGTGGTACAGCAATGAATGGTACATTTGTAGTAACATCAAGTGTAGCAGGTACATTAATCGTAACTAGCACCGGTTCAGGAACTCCAACACTTTATACTGGAGCTACTGTAGTAGGTGCTACTACATATAGAGCAACATTTACACAGAGTTCTAACACTACTATCTCAGCAGGAGGTAATCCAACATTCCAGTTTGGTGCTGCTTATGCATTACCTGGAGAACAGGTACTGTCGTTTGTTAACAACCCTGGAAATACTGATTCACTAGATCTAAACGGATTGAAAGAAATGACGTCAACTGCTATTGGTGGTAGAGGTACTTTCCCAAATGGTCCAGACGTTCTAGCTATCAATGTTTATAAGGTTAGTGGAACAGCAACACCGGTTAACGTAATTCTACGTTGGTCGGAAGCACAGGCTTAATCTTCTACTTTATAGCTTGGAGTAATTAAAAAAGTGTCGGCAGCTAAATCAGCAGTCGACACTTCTGATATCATACTACCGTCTGTTATAGCTTCTAGTTGATGAGGTCTAAGTGGCTGACAATGCCAAGTCATACCTTCACTAAGTACGCTTTCTTTATTTTCAGCAGTGTCGGTATCTATCCATCTTAAGATAAACTTACCGGTATTTACGAACCAGGTCTTGTCTTTAATTTTATGGAAATGTAAACTAGTCCTATTTCCAGCCTTGGAAAATACTAGCATTTTAGCACAATACTTTTCAGTACTAGCCCATACTACTTCATAACCCCAGTTCTTTTCAATTAAACCTTGCTTTGACATACTACAAGTATAGTATACTTTATAGTTCTTGTCAACTCTCTACTTTAATTAAATCCATCATTTCAAAGATAGTATCTAACTTAGCACGTACTATTTTACTGCTAACTGTATTTTTAATTCCTTGATGGATAGGCCTCGGCCATTTATCTATAAAGCACCAGCTCCATCCCATATGTTCACTACTTAACACTGGAACAAATTCGTCATTTACTATACAAATATAAGTTTGAAAATTAAAATGATTGTCATCGCTAACAAACATTTCTAGCGGAATTGATTTAATAGTCTCAGGCATAAAGCCGATTTCTTCAATTACTTCTCTCTGTAATCCCTGCCATACTGATTCGTTTGGATGTATCTTACCCCCAACTAATCCCCATACGCCTTCTTTTTTTCCTGCGGCTTTTTGTAAAAGTAGAACTCTTTTAGTATTCCTACTTAAAAATAAAGCGCCGCTACTCTTTATCTTCAAAGTATTAATCTCCAATATCCGGCAAAATATTCACCATCAATGCTCTTAGTCCAACTTGTACCATCCCATTTATACTGTATTTGTGTTGTCATATTGAGAACATATGTTACTGTATCGATGGTTTTACTATCAAATATCACGTTCCAAGTAAATCCGTCCCACATAATAATATCATTAGCATTGGCATAGAAATCATCACCCTCGTTATTTCGCCAAGCAGCAGGTCCGTAACCGTCTGGATTTTTAGTACTACCTATAGGATTTAAAATTAGATATCTTATTCCAGAAGCTACAACTCCAGGATTGTATGTAAACGGATCAATAATAGCATCAATACTTCCTCTACCACCAATAATAGTATTTGAAGGATATGTATCTGGATCCCAATTGACTAGCATTATATTATTATCAACAGGATCAACTGTACAAGTACCAACAACATCGTAACCAGTAGGTTGTTTTAGATATATCTGACTTACGCCTGCTTTAAATTCTCCATATATATCTAATACAGATAACCAATTAGTATCTGTACCGTATTTAACATTTGGAGATATAACTTCGTGGCTGATATTTTCATATCCTGCTAGTAATTTTATTTGATTACCTAATACAAATAATCCAAAATTACCTGGAGTAACTATTGTTCTAGCAGCAGGTTGGCCAAATATAAAATCATCACTAATTGGACCAGATGGTTCTGTAAAGATATTTGCTATGATACTAGTTATAACACCCATAGTTTTAATTTTAGCAGGAGGAGTTATCCATATTGGCGTATCAAATTCTAATGTAGCAACATCTATATCGCTTTCCCCACCTACGGGAATAGTTCTATTACTCCACTGTACTTGGCTAAGATAAACAACTGTTAGACTTGTCCAATCAACATAATTGTCAGTTGTTTGTATTTCTAAACTAGGATTGAATAGAACTAGAATCTGTTCTAATATCTGCATCTTCTGTTCAGTATTAGATGCCCATATATCTGCTTTTACTCTGAGATTAAACGGAGTAGGCATTATACGTTCAATGGTATAATTTTGACCTTGTACATTCTCATATTGATTAGTTTCGGGATTTATTTTTCTTTCTCTTATATAAACATTTTGTGTATAACTAGAGTCTTGTAATCTTTTCGTATCTAAACTAAGACCATTTACATATAGACTTATTCTAGGAGCACTTGGTAATTTATTTTCACTATTATCTCTTAAGATATTAGCTACATTCCTAGTCATGTCTCCATATAAAACAGGAACAACTTTTTGTGTCCCATCGCCTGCTTGGACTTTAAAGCCACTAAGCATCCTTATCATTTGAGATATATATCGCCTTAACTGGCCGTCATAAAAATATTCCATTAAAAATCAGCCTTTGGTAATAATGCTTTACTTAGTGCCTGACGCTGTGGTACGCTTTCTTTGTACAATGTCCAAGCAATAACATCTCCTGCCATTAATACATATTCTGTTTGGAACGAAGCAAATCCGCCACTATTTGTTACGCCGTTAGTTGGCATATTTGTTTGATTTACAAATACCTTTACAGTCTGTTTACTATTATATGGTATCCTAGTTACAACGATACCCTGCTCTAAATCTAGCGAAGCAGTTGGAACTGATATATCAAATACATGGTCAACACGGGCAATAATAGTATCTCTTGATATAGGATGTATTCCTGTTAGGTTAGTATTGTTTATAAATCCGGTTTTTTGAGTGCTTCTAGTATCAGTATTAGTTAAGGTCATTTTAATATCTTCCTCAAACACTGTCCATCTAGATCCATTGTATCGGAACATTCTATTTGGTAGATAGTCTGTCCTTAGATAAAAATCTCCAATTGATGACTCTTGGGGAAATGCTATACCAAATCCAAAAGGTAATCCGTTTGGTGGATACCCCTGTCCTAGCATATAACCTTTATAACCAGATTTTAATGGAGCTAGATTTTGAGCATCTACATAGTCAACATCGTCAATAGAAATATTTGTATTATCAACTGTAGCTAATGAAGTATTTCCTTTTTCATCTAACGCTAATGTATAATAATTTTGAGTGCTATATCCTGCTCCTGGAGCATCAGATTCGGCAGCAGCTACTACACTATTATTTAATAATTGTTCAATACTAAATGTACTCATCATAGCTCTTAAGTTAGTACTTGGATCTTGTGTTGTAAAATAATCTGTATTAGGTGGTTCTATACCAGTACACTGTGCGGTTACAGTATACAATACACCTGCTGATTTAATTACCTGTCCGGGATAATAAGTTTTAGTAGCATCATAATCACCAGCAAAGCTATCTGTATTTTGTGGCATATCGAGGATATCTTTAAATTCTTGACTGTCAACGATTGGTTTTAATTTTAATCTGTAGAGATGCGGCCACCAAGTAACTGAAAATCCTTCTGCTGCCCTATTAATATCTTCTACTACGTAGAATCTTTTAAGACCATATGCAAAACTATTTGATGCAAAATCATCTATTAGATGAGGTAATTCTATAACATCGCCACTCATTATCTTACGACCCATAGTCTCAACGCTATTATTAATATGTACTGTCATAAAGATTGTATCATTTTGTAAGAACAAGCCAAATTGACTTAGATTAAAATCTATATCCTGTACGCTATATACTCCTCTCATTACATATACAGTTGGATCGTATTTGCGATCTCTATTTTCTAGGAACAGAACATCCTGTATAGTAGTTGGAGATGTTGCTTTATTGGGATCGGCTGGGTCAGCGGGCCCGATATATTTGTGAAATAATACATCTACCCCTCCAACTTGGAACTGTTCATAGATGGTTTTATCAATAAATTTGTAGTCATTACCGCGTTCGGGCTTATAATTAGAGAGTCTAGGCATTGTAGTATTTATTGCTAACGATAAATACGATGAGTAAACATTTGTAGGTAGAATTATGACACAACAACTTATAT